GTAAAATGAAGAAGTGCATCAGGTTTTTCTCTCTCAACAATACTAAATAAAATTTCTTCATTTCCATAACCATCAACAGGATATAAAGTTACTTTTGCATCTTTAATGCCTGAAATTTGTGCGGTAGCTGCATCCATGTTGACTATTTTACCTTTTTCAGGATGTTGAATTGCACCGGCAATCTGAACCCAATCATAATGTTTGACGGTCCCTAAAACGACTTCTCTTGTCATAGTAGCCACACCTGAATGCATCCTCAAGTCATCGGACAAACATATTATTTTTGGTTTAGCCATAATGATTTTAAGAACCAAATGAACCAGTAGAACTTAGAACAGGAACAATATAATTGTTTATAAGTGTTCTGAATGATGAAGAAGAGGAAGTATCGCCTACATAAAGGTGTACACATTTCTCAACGAATGTTTGAAGGGTAAGATTATTTTGAATACCTAATATCTTAAAAGAATCATAAAGGCTCTTTTCAATCTTTACCGTAGTAGCTGTTTTTGTTTTCATATGTATGTAAACGTTTTTACGTTTGACTATACATATTAGTAATTTTTGGATATGATAATTTATATTTTGGGAATGTGTTTCCACATTCGGCCTTTAGCAATCTTACATACTAATCCTCTGGAAATATTGAATTTTTGACCTATTTGGGAATAAGAAAAATTGTTCTTTTTTATAAGTTTATTGATTTGAATAACTTTTTTATCATTTAATTTTTTAACAGATGATTTCTGTTTTTTAGAAGTAGATTTTTCTATATTTTCTTTATGTGTTATGTATTCAAGATTTTTATAGAAATTATTTCTTGAATTTTCATCTTTGTGATTTATATCAAATGAATTTTTACATAAAGGACAATATGAATTGCCTGAAAGAAATGCATCGGCAACAAGTTTGTGGACATTATAAGTTTTACTTTGACCATCTTTACATAAAGTGATAAGAGCGTAATTACCTTTTGAAGATTGTTTTAACATTTTAGGTTTTTTGTTGGCCACGAGTCTGTGAATATAAGAAATTCTTTTTATGTTTCCTATAGAGGAAACTTGATACAGACCCTCATATCCCTTTACATCTTTCCAAATCTCATTCATAATACTAACATTACAGCATTATTTATTCGATTGTCAATTTTATATTCGTCAAATTGAAAAATTGCTTATTTTATTCTTTTCGGATAAAGCTTTGGTGGCAACTTATTTCTGAGAGCTTTTATATTACCACGAAGAATATAAGCGTATTTATGAAATCCTGTTTTGGATTTACCAAGATATATTGCGTTGGTGGCTTGATAAACTGTTCCAATATGACCAGCTTTTTCATTGGCATTTGTTATCACCACTTTTACGTTGGGTTCGTCTTGTTTTAGGAGTTTTAGTGTTTGTGCGATAACATAAGATTCCAGATTAGGAATACCAACGTCAGCAAGATATAATCTTTTCAAATCCAACACTTCTCCCGACATAGCTTCTGGGCTTAGAAATTTTGAAGCAGAATACATTGGAAGTCCATATATAGCCATCCCAATTGCCATCTTTTGTTGGCCATGAGGATATTTGTATCTCACGACATATATTCTTTTGACGCGAGCTGGTATAGTATGAAGATAATGTTTCTTAGCTAGTTGTATTATTGCTTCCCTTGTAGCAGGAACAACCTCTACTTCATCTTGTAATCCTTCAATAATAAGCTTTTTAAGATTCATACCCTTTCATCTGTTGTTCAGAAGTTTGAATAAGTTTTTTGATAATATCTTCTGCTTTACCACCACCCAATAAAACCTCTTTTATATGTGGTATGGATAATCTGTAAAAAAGTTTTTTAACAATAGGGAGATATTCTATTTTATCTGCTGGTATCAATTGTCGGAGTCTATTATCCAAACCCGGACCTGCTAGAAATTGTTTTAATTCATCACTCAATGGTTCCACATCCAATTCTTTTTGAGAAGCAATATCCATAGAAAGATACTCACCTATACCTTTAACTAATTCATGAATCAATAATACAAAATTTCTTCCTCTAACTTTAATAGTATATTTGTCACCTGTAGGAATTATTTCTTCACTTCCAACCGCAGCAGTATCTACAAACATTCTAGTAAATCGTATTTTGGGTAATCTATAATTGAGAACCAGAGATACAGCCGATACAAGTCCATATTTTTGTGGTAAGGTTCGGTCTATTTTTTGTAATTCCTCATTTACTTCATTAAAAAGGAAAAATTTGTTAAGAGCATCTCCTTGAGTGATATAATTTGCCAAAGTTCTTCTTAATTTACTTTCAATGTCTCCCGATAATGCTGAATAAATTTGAGCATTAAGATTTTCAGCAACAGTCAGTTCATTACCCATCATTTGGTTCATTTCATCTTCAGCAATAGCATTTGTCAAATCAGCAGAAGCTAGTTTAACGTCTATAATGATTTCTCCCGACTGAACAAGTTGTTTTATGAATTTATACTCTCGAAGATTTAGAACCAAATTGACGGCAAGTTTTTCAAGTTGTGATTTTCTATTTCTTTCTATATCTTCAATTTGGATTGCTGTTGTCATAAGTAATTCCAACATAGATGGTAGAGTTGGAAACAATCTTTGAAGATTTGCTACAGGTTGTTCGACATAATGAGCAAGTCTATCTACTGCTTTACGATAACCTTCACTTGTAATAATTTCAAGGTATTTATCTGCATTACTTCCAAGATTTGGAAATATTGCTTCAACATAATCAGTTTCATTTTCTATTGCTGCTCTTTTTTCAGGATGAATGAAATCTGGGTAGTCTCCAATATTTATGGTTTCTTTTATACCTTTTCTTGCGTTTATGAATAATTGAACATCGTGTGATAAAGCTTTTGGTTTAGGACGAATGCCCGGTCTTGTTGGTTGAAGTGGATGGGGTGTTTTTGGAGTAGGCGGCTGAATAGGAGTAGGTTGTCTAACTGGAGATGGAGCAGGTTTAGTTGGTGGTGGTGGTGCAGTTGTTTGTTCGTTGGGTGATAAAGTCTCTTCAACTACTAACTTGATTATATTCCTCAACTGACTTCTTTTCATAATATGTACATATAACATGAAATTGTTTGAGTTAAAGTCATTGATAGAAAGCATCGTTTCTGAGGAAATAAATAAAGAACAGTTAAACTCTGTAGCTAAAACTTTACATATTCCTGTTGGTAAATTGAACGCATGGGTAAAAGGTGTTGACCCTACTTCAAGGCAATCTTTTTCTGTATGGATACTTCGGATGCTAAAAAATCAACAAATAAGATTTGAAGACAGTCTTAGAGTAGGAAGTGCTATAAACCGATTTATTCAACTTAGAAATGCTAATAGGATAGAAGACATAATGAGATTTCCAACAATTCATGAATTGGAAACAAGAATGGACCAACTAGAAGGTCAGGGTTCAAAAAGACAGGGATTTGCTGGGGTAAATCCATTAACTCTTCCGGGAGTTGAAATATTGGAAAAGAGACCTGATATAACATTCTATAAGGTAACTAATCCAAGTTCATTGGCAAAAATGGGAGAGGGAACAAAATGGTGTACTAGATTTTCTTTTAATAAAAGTATAAGTACTGCAAAAGGATATATAGATAGATACGGATATTTGGTAATTGGATATAAAGATGGAAAACCTTATGTTCAATACAACCCCGATTACAGTCAAGTAATGGATGTTAATGATGTAAGTTTTCATCATGTTAGTAGAGAAATAGCAAAACAATTAAATCTTCCACCACCAGAAATTATTAAAAGACCTCTGCCTAAAATAGACCCAAGTAAATATCCACCACTTCGTACTACAAAAAAAAGAGAATTTAAACCTGAAACTCCTGCTCAAACTAAATTAAGAAGTTGGTTAAAATTTACGACTCAACGAAAACCAGAATGGGAAAAATTTATTAAATCTAAATCTGACCGCAAGAGTACAAAAGGAAAAGATATAGATTATGAACAAAGGGTTGCTAGAGCAATTACAAGAAGTACTCATCCATTTCATATTGACCGAGTAATGTATTATTTTGTAGATTATGCTAAAAAGGAAATTCCCGGAGAACGTTCTCCTGTAATAGAAAAAGCAATATTGGAAAAAGACTTTAAACCAACTATGGTGGCAGGAAAAGGAGGACGTGGTTCTGGTTCAAGAACTCGAATACCCGGTATTGATGGCATAATATTTTATGTTAAAAATAATATTAAATCAAATTGGCCTGAATTTGAACAAAAAATACAAAATGATGCAGCCAATTCTGTAAAATATTATACGAATACTGGATTAAATCCAGATAATATACCTGATGGAATAGTAAAAGATATGGTATTATTTGTAAAATTTATCAAGGATAAACACATTACACCATCAAAAGAAAAATTTGAAGCATCTATAGTAGATTTCATTTCAAGAGCAAGAAATCAGTTTAAATATGGTCAATTTTCTCCTATTTTATATAATGTTATTATTCCATACATGGAATTGGTTAAAAAACCATTAATAAGAATTGTTGGTTCTAAATTATACAACATTCTTACACGTAGTAATGCAACATTTAGGGGTGTTGTAAAAAGAACGGAAAATGGATTTTAGAGTTAATCACGTTCTTCTTTTGGAATATCTGAAATTGCGTTACAATTTATACCCTTATGGGGACAATAACGGCAATTCTTTTTTCCTTTTCCGGGATTTTTTAAGTAAATTTTGGAATCCTCTATAAAATTACCCTCGGGTGTAAAACATTCCGCAACAAATTCAGCAAATCTATTCAATGCTTTAGCTACAGATTGTTGATTATTTTTTGGAATGAATGTTTGAATACGACTTTGAGGAAATGCATAATTTTCCCAAAGTTTTCTTCTGAGGATGAAAAATTCAACGTCAATCATATTAATATCAACATTATATTTCCTACTGAAAAATGCTTTGTATAAAAGAATTTGAGAAATTTTAGCTTCATCATCTCTTTGATAATGATTCCATCCACTTGTGGAAGTTTTAATATCAATAATTTTGTATCTACCTGTTGCTTTTTCTTTTAGAACAACATCAATGTAACAAATAAATTCCACATTGTTTTTAATTGGCATTATAATTTCATCTTCAATGGCAATAAATTCATATTTACCTGACGGGAAATGTTTAATACGGTTAGTAATATTAGTAAATGCAATAATGATATTATCACCGTCTTCATAATATTCTTTCTTGATTGCCGGTTCGACCACAACTTTTGTTTTTTCTAATTCTCTATCAAAAGCAATTTTGAATATTTCATAAAGGTTATGTGCATCAGCATCTTTTGCAGATTTTTTATATAAAGTTTTAATGTATAATTGAGTAGCTTCGTGCATCGCTGTGCCGAAACAAGTATTTACATTATCTTCAAATTCACGCAATCCTTTTACGTGGTCGAGATACCATCTGTGTCGGCAATTAAACCAGTTAGAAAATTGAGAGAAACTGACGCGCTTTTTTCCATTGGTTGGTGTAGAATTTCTTTCCATTGATGTTACTTTATCAATATTAGAGATACTTGTCAAATATTTATACTATATGAAAACCATGTTATTTTATATGGTATTATAATACATTGACTTTTCCTTAAAACGTGATATAATTTATCTATAATGAGAATTAGTCAACTCCAATCACTGACACAAGAAGAACTTCAACTTCTTTTTTACATAATAAACGTAATAGAACCATTGACTTCTCCTAAAATAGAAATAGGTTCTAAAGAAATTTTATGGTTTAAACATGATACGTTAGTTTGGAAACTTTCTAAACAAGAATCAAAATTAACTCCCGAAGGAAAAACTATATTTCAGGGGTTAATGACTAAACTAAACAAAATAGCAACACAAGAAGCGAAAGAATATTATGAATGTGCCTCAAATTCAACATCTACACAGCCAGAATTTCAATTCTGAATTCGTAGAATTTGTTTGGCAGTTTCCTGCCAGAGAAGATTTACAAGAACAAGTAATCTTACAAGTTTATAAAAATGGTACCCTATATATCGAAGGCGGTATTATCAATGCTGATGGAAATTATACATCAGAACATGCGGAGAGTGATTATGCCGTTTCTGAAATTACTGTAGATTGGCTTAAAAGTACTCAATTTAATTCACTCATCAACTATATCAAGAAATTTTTCTCTCTTGAAAAAGAACTTGCCGAATTGGTTGAAGAAACTGTAAAATATTTAAAAGAATAATGTATCAAAATATATACATCAACAGGAAAGATTGGATTGTTCATCTTTGGGATGATATTAAAGGTTATTCATCATTCCCGTATCCAAAATACGCTTATAAAAGACAAGTAGGTGGACCTGAAAAGTCAATATATGGTGATGAATTAGTAAAAGTATTTGATTATAAAGACAATGACACAGAGTTATTTGAGTCAGATGTTCCAGCAGAAACAAGAGTTCTTATGGATACTTACTCCGATTCAGATGAACCATCAATAGGTCATAGGGTGGGTGTAATTGATATTGAAGTATCAACAGAGGGTGGATTTCCAAATATAGAAACTGCTGATAAAAAGATTACTGCTATTTCATTGTTTGATTATTTAACTAAAACTTGTTGTATATTTGTTCTTGATAAAGACCATAAAATTGACAATAAAGAAGAGGAAGTTGACCCGTGGTTGCCAAAAGATTGGAAAATTACAACAGAAGAAATACAAAAAATAAAAATTGTTGTACGGTCATATGACGATGAAGACAATCTTTTAATAGATTTCGTGGATAAATGGCAAGAATGTGCATTTACCATTGTTACAGGTTGGAATGTAGATTATTTTGACCTCCCTTATTTGTATCTCCGATTAAAAAATTGTCTTGGTATAAAAGCAGCTAAATGTTTATCGCCCACTGGTGCAGCATATGTAAATGGTTTTACCAAAAAACTAACGCTTGGTGGTATATCGGTTCTTGATTATATCCTACTATATAAGAAGTTTTCTGGAAAGATGGAACCAACTTATGCTTTAGGTCCTATTGGTTTAAAAACTGTTGGTATCGGTAAAATTCAATATCACGGTAATTTAGACGATTTATACAAATCAGATATAAACAAATTTTTAGAATATAACATGACCGATGTTAAAATTATTGTTGCATTGGATAAAAAACTTAAATTTATTGATTTAGCTAGAAATATTTGTCATGTAGGCCACGTTCCATATGATAATTTTCATATGTCATCACGATATCTTGATGGAGCTACATTGATTTATTTGAAACGAAATGGCGGTCTTATTTCTCCAAATAAACCAGCAGAGGGAAAAGAAGAATATACTGAAAGGTTGGAAGAAGGAGAAGAAGGATTTTCTGGTGCATTTGTCAAGGAGCCCGTGCCGGGAAGATATAATTGGGTTTTTGACCTTGATTTAACTTCAATGTATCCCAATATTATTATTTCCCTGAATATATCTCCAGAAACGAAAGTAGGTAAAATAGAAAATTATTCACTCGAAAAGCGTATAAAAGGAGAGACTACAATGTATGAAATTGGTCAAACAAATTATACACCTGATGAGTTTGAAGAGTTGGTTGAAAAATCAAATTATTCTATTAGTTCTAACGGTATATTATATCGTACAGATAAAGCCGGTGTAATTCCTACTCTTTTGTCGTTATGGTTTCAACAGCGCAAGAATATGAGGAAAAAAGCTGCTGAATTCAAAAAAGCTGGTGATATGGAACAATATAATTTCTACAACCAACGTCAAGCGGTTTGGAAAATTTTACTCAATTCATTTTACGGAGTATTAGGGTTGCCTTTATTCCGATTTTATGATGTGGATAATGCTGAAGCAGTAACTACTACAGGTGTAGATATTATTCAAACTACTGCCAAGGCAATTAACATCTATTACAAACAAGCATTGGAAACTGATGAAGATGGTGATTGGGTTATTTATAGTGATACCGATTCGTGTTTTGTTGATTCAATTCCCATTATTAAAAAGAGATTTCCAGATATAGATTTGAATAATGAAGATGAAATGACTAAAGCCATTATGAGCGTGACTACGGAAGTTCAGAGTTATGTGAATCAATTTTATCATGTGATGGCTAAAAAATTCTTCAATTTAAATAAACACACATTTGATGCTAAGCAGGAAGTAATTAGTAAATCATCGTTTTGGCTTGCTAAGAAACGATATGCGCAATGGATTATTCATGAAGAAGGTGCCTTATTAAAACAACCAAGATTGGAAGTAAAAGGTATCGACGTTGTCCGAACATCATTTCCAGCTTCATTTCGGACATTTATGGATTCTTTCTTGAGAAAATTATTGACTGCAGCTCCAAAAAAGGAACTTGATGATATGATTCTCAAATTCAGAGAAGATATAAAAACACTTGATGTTCTTGATATTGCAAAAAATACTTCTGTAAAATTTGTAAGTCAGGACGGTGTTCATAACTATAATCCAGATAATAGAAGGCCTCTTCAATTTGTCAAAGGAACGCCGGCACAAGTAAAAGCATGCTTAGCTTACAATGATTTGTTAATTAAAATGAAGTTAGAAAAACAATTTGAACCAATTCATCATGGTCAGAAAATCAAATGGGTATATTTACAAGATAATCAATATAACTTAGATGCTTTAGCTTTAAAAGGTGATGGAAATGACCCCGATGAAATATTGGAAATAGTTAATCGGTTAGTTGATAGGAAGAAAATGTTCGAACAGGAATTAAAGAGTAAACTAATAGATTTTTACAATGTATTTAAGTGGACATTTCCAAATTCGTCAATGGAAACTGCAAGCCAATTTTTTGATTTTTCTTAACATTCTATATTATGATGGAATGAATAATCTATTATAATATTGACGTAACTTTGAAAAGAAGTTACAATAATACGATGTTGAAAATAAAACAAAGTATATAAATTATGAATTATCCAACTGAAAAAGAACTCAAAGACTTACTAGAATCAGACCTAGAACTTAATGCTATTGCTCAATCAGGCCCTTCTCTTGAAAAGGGACATCATGTTGCTCCAGAGGTTGAAAGAATTGTCCGTGAAAAATTGTATAATGCTTATGGGGGCAAATATGAAGAATTTATTGACATATATAAAATAGGTCCCAATAAAGGCCAACCAAAACCTAAGAAGCAAGGAAAGGGAGTTAGAAAGGAACCAGATTACAAACTAAAAGATTTTCCTGACCAACCGGGTAATGTAAAAGCAGCATGTGTGTCTGAAAAAGATGGTGGACCTAATCTTTCATCTCTCTCTAAATACGCTACCCAATATATCGATGGTCAAATAAAAGCTTATTGGTTTCTTATTGTCAATTTAATAGATGGTAAAGTTTCTGTCAACTTTCATGAATTGTTTAGTGAACTTCTTCCAGTTTGCCGATTTGATTTTGGTCATGGACAATTAATGCTTGATAAAAGTAGATATTACAAATGGTTAAAAGAACCAAATCATACAAAACTTTCGCCAACAGAATCTATTGATTATTTATTGGAACTTATATCCAAACCAAAAAGAGAAAAATTTTACGAAAAAAGAGAAAAGAAATATTCCAAACTTGAAGAGAATTTACTTAAGAAAAAATTGGCGTTGAAACCTTCTTATGAGAACACGGAAGCACCAAAGGAATAATAAACGTCAAATGGGTCAATTTATGACCCCCAGATTATTGGCACAGAAAGTAATAGGAAATGACATTAAGAAAGAAGAGAATATTTTAGAGCCATCTTTCGGTGATGGCTCTTTTATTATAGAGATAGCAAAAAAATTGATGCCCATATATGACTATAATCTGGATAATGTATTTGACCACATATACGGCATAGAATTAGACCCAATTCTTTATAACAAGTGTTTACTGAATATAAAAAAAGAATTTGGTAAAATACCTGAAAAACACCATCTTATTAATGAGGATTTTTTACTGCATAATTTTGATGGAATATTTTTCAAACATATTTTGGGAAATCCACCGTTTGGGGGAACTATACCAATTAAATATCAAAATAAATTAGAAGAATTATATGGTAAAAGATATGGAAAAACTATAAAAAGAGAAAGTTATTCATATTTTTTAGTAAAAAGTGTAGGAATGTTGGAAGTAGAAGGAAAATTATCATTTATATGTAGTGATACTTTTCTTACAATAAAAACCATGTGCGGATTACGGAATTTTTTAATGCAAGAAGGACTTGTGTCAATCAAAGAATTGCCTGAATTTTCAGAGGAAACCAATTATGGCATGGTAATTATTGATTTCATAAAATCAAATAAAAAAGAATCTAACTATATTGAAGTCTTTGGACAAAAAATCTTCAAAAAGGATATGGAAAAAATAGGGAATTTGTCTTGGGGAAATGTTAATGAATACATGAAATATTTTATAGGCCCTCATTTATCAACTTATATTATTTGTAGTAGTGGGATGACTATAGGAAAAAATGAATATTTTGTCAGAGAAATAGTTGATGATAAAATAATAGAGCCATACAACTTTACATTTTATAATAAACCGATTACATTAAAAGATGAATTGAATAGAGCACATTTTAATAAGTTATCAGAATCACAAAAAGTAAAAATCACACACAAAGAACAAATGGGAGAAACAAAAAAAGATGTCAAAATTGAACCTTTAACAGTACCTGAATCAATAATGATTCCAAATGATTACTATAAATATTATAATAAAATGGTCCCCGGTGATGTATATGTAGAACCAAAATATGTAATTTATTGGAGAAATGATGGTGAAGCGGTTAAAATGTTTAAAAAAAATGGAAATTGGTATCTTCATGGTATAGGGGGATTGCCCTTCTTTGGAAGAGAAGGAATTACATGGAATCTAATAGGTTCTAAAATCAACCCAAGATATTTGCCAAAAGGTTATATTTTGGATAGTGGGTGCCCATGTGGATTTCTGAAAAATGGTGTTGAAAAAGACGAATTATTCTTTATTATGGGGTGGCTTTTAACTTCCATGGCAAATGATATTCTCAAAAATGTTATAAATCATACCAGAAATATTCAGGGAAAAGATGTTGAAAAACTTCCATATCCTATATGGGTTTCAGATTCTACAAAACATAAAATAATAGATTATGTTAAGTCGATTATTGATTTAAAGAAAAATGGAACTCCGTTGGAAAATAGTTATGTTGAAGTTCTAACAGAGTTATTTGATTTTCAGATTGAAAAAAGTGGTGTTGACTAAATACATTATTTGTGATATAATGTACTATTATGAATATGACACCTTTAATCAATCGACAAGCGATTAAACGAATGGCTCTTAAATTGAGTAAATCAATCAGAGCAGGTAGATTTACTAGAGTTGGTAGTGAATTTTTTATTCGCGTGAATTCACGGTTGGATGCAATTATTCGTGAAGAAGTTCACAAACATCCAAGCATTGGAAAGACATTGAAATGAAAAAACATGGGAAAACATATAAGCCTGTAGGTAGGTTAAAAATTCCTACAACGATTCCTATCTTGATTTCAGGAGTAGGTATGATTAATACAAATAAAAATATGAAAATAACAATTGAATGTGAAATGAAAGATAGGTGGGTTCCTCATTTTTTGGGAATGCTTTATCATATGGAAAAATTGGGTAAACTGGGAAGTTCAAGAAGAATATCAATATATGCAGATGGTGATGGCGATTTTAGACCAAGATTTAAGTGTATTCAATCAAGTGAACCACTTCCTTTGCCTGCTAAACCTGTTGAGGAAATTGATGGCAATACGATATTTGATGCTGGTTAATTATGTCAGATAAAATTTTCAATTTTGATGACCAATTAAAAATCGGTAACAATGGAGAAACCGATTTTATGAGGATTTATGAAAAGCTTGAACCTAAAAAAAGTTTAGATAATTTTCGTATTGACTTTCTTCTTAATAATGGTAAGACTATAGAATTAAAGACTGATAATTATGACATGAATAAAACCCCAAATTTTTTCATGGAACAATATACAGTTTCAGGAAATAAAAGTGATTTGGGTGGTCCTTGGCGTTCAAAAGAACATAACGTTGATTATTTTGTTTATTATTTTATTAAAAATAAAGTATTCTTTTGGTTTGACCCTGTTTCATTGTGTGAATGTTTGGATAAGTTCATAAGAGAAAATGAACTCAAACAAATTTCAATACCAAATGTAGATAAGAATGGTGGATGTTATAAAGCGTTGGGATTTAAGATTCCAAGAGATAGTTTAAAATCTGTTCTTCTTAAAGAACATAAAATATGAAAATAAAAAGTAAAAAATTAAGTAAAATTGAAAAAGAAATTGGTAAATGTATGGAAAAGTATATAGGAGAGCCTATAGATGATATCACTTTGTCAAAAATTGAAAAATCAGTCCAAAAATTAATAAATAATTGTTTTCCAAATCAATATAAAGTTATAATGGACAGGTCAAATAATTCTCCAAAAAATATAGACAATCAAATTTTAAATATTGACCTAATTTTAAAATGAAGTTTGATTACACAATCAAAGAAGTAAATAAATTTACCGCAGCTAAATTAGTTCAACAACATCACTATTCCAAGGTAATGCCTAAACTTACCAAGCATTATCTTGGTGTATTTATTGGTGATAAGATGGTTGGTGTACTAACTCTTGGATGGGGAACGCAACCCCGCCAAACTATCAATAAACTTTTTCCCGGTCTTACAACCAAGGACTATTATGAAATTGGTAAGATGTGTATGCTTCCTGAAATGCCCAAAAATTCTGAATCACAAATGTTATCTGCAATTATCAAATGGATAAAAATACATTTGCCAGAAAAGCTATTTCTATATACATGGGCTGATGGTATTGTTGGTAAAGTTGGTTATGTGTATCAATCAGCAAATTTCTATTATGGTGGTTTCATTTGGACGGATATTTATATTAGCCCTGATGGGGAGAAAATTCATCCAAGAACCTCACATAATCTTTGTATAGAGAATGCTAAGTTTTGTAATAAAGAAAAGATATTCTGGTTGACCCGAGATTTTATGAAATTGAAAGGAATCACTAGAATAAGAGGAAAACAATTCAGATATATTATGCCTTTATCTAAAATGGCTAGAAAAATGCTTGACAAATCTACTGTTAGATGGACAATAGATTATCCTAAAGAAGAAGATTTAGAATGGAAAAAACAAATTGATGGTGGTTATGAACTAATTAAAGAATTGCCAAAAATTGATTTGGGAATGGTCAATATAAATAAAAAGAATGTCAATTCTTATAAAAGGGAAGAAAATCAATTTTTTGGATAATAAAAGGAAATATGCATTATAAAGATGGAACAGAAGCAATGGTTGGAGATATAGCTCGTGGTAAAGGATTTAATATTCCTTATGAAATTGTAGCTCCAGTGACAAAATTAAAACCTGAAGGTGGTAAATGCAATCTTGAACTTAAAGTTGTTAAAGCTACACTGATACCGGGATACAATGATGGTGATGGTGGAATCGGATGGATTCCCGAACAATGGACTTTTGATATGATTGACGAATATGGTGACGTTTCTGAATTTGAATTGATTTACCGAAAAGGTTGGAAGAGAGTTCAATCCCGTAATCTTGTTTGGGAAAAAAGCTGTTAATTATAGTTTTAATGAGTGAAAAATTTACAATAGGTTATAAATCCATTTTTGATACACCTGCTGATGCTTATGTCAATACCATTAACTGTGTGGGTATAATGGGCGCTGGTATTGCTTTGGAGTTTAAGAAACGTTATCCTTTGATGTTTGAACATTATAAAGAACTATGCTCTAAACATGCAATTCGTCCCGGTGATTGTTACACTTATTTTGACCACGAACATCAGATTTATCTTCTTGGATTAGCAGTAAAAAATGATTGGCATTATTGGAGTACTCTTGAATGGATTGAATCATCAATTAAATCGTTAAAACTTGCTATATTGGAGAATGACATTAAATCAGTAAATATGCCTTTACTCGGAGGAAAGAATGGAAGAAGAGGCCCATATGGAAAAGTGGAGGGATTTACACCGCCGCCAGACAGAATTGAATTGAAAAAATTGATTGAAGAAGAACTTAAACCATTCGCTGAAAAATTTCAGATAATTATCAATTTGTGTTTACCTGATGAACAACCAAAAAAACAAGAAGTTACATTGGATTCATTTATATGAACAGAGAAATAAAATTTAGAGTTTGGGATGATGTTGAAAAGAAAATGCTTTATCCAAAGGATATTTTTAATGAACAGAGTATTTTTTATGAAGATGATGAAAATGGTAATCTTTTGATAAATAGAGTTATTGATAGTTATGGTGTAAGGCGAAGTCTGGCCATCCAACAATATACCGGTCTTAAAGATAAACATAGCAAAGAAATTTATGAAGGAGATATCATAGAAACTATATACCAATCCAAAGGTTCAATAATTTACTTAAACGAATTTGGTGGATTTAGAATTATAGTCAATGAAATATGTCTTCCTATTGTGACGGTTAGATTTATTGATGAAAAACCAAATGGATTATTATTAGTTGTTGATAAAATAATAGGTAACATTTTTGAAACACCAGAATTACTAAATAAAATATAAAAAATAGACAAAGAATAAAACGTATGGTAATATATTACCAAAATTGGAGAATATAAATATGGAAAAGAAACACATTGAAACATTTATTAAAAAATATAATTTGGGCGGTACCATCGAGGGCGTTCTTTGGTCTAATAATAACAACGATTTGTCAGTAACCGCGATGACTTCTGATAGGAAGTTGTTCACTTCTGTTCAGTTGGAAAAAGCGGCTACATTCTTTAGCGGTATAGAAATAGGTATATCAGACACCAACAAACTTAAAAAAATGTTGTCGCCTCTCGCAGATAATATTGCCTTATCGTTGGATATTGATGAAAACGATGTGACAAGAGTTCGTCAACTAATTGCCGAAGATGGAAAAATCGGAATCAACTATGTAACAGCTGGCGTTGATGTTATTGACCCTGTTCCAACTATGAAGAATGTTCCACCATTTACGGTAGAAATTGTTTTTACACCTGAATTTATTGATGCTTTTAATAAATCATTTGGTGCTATTGATGATAAGGATGCCTTATTTACCCTTATTATGAGTAAAAAGAAACAGAAATTGGAAATGGTATTAGGTTATAAACAAAAAAATTTGTCAGATAGAATTGCTATGGAAGTCACTGCTACTGCTGGTAAAGATATAGTGAAAAATCCAATAAGTTTTAGTGCCAAGCATCTTAAAGAAATTTTATCTGCTAATGGTGAAGTGAATAATCCAGTTCTAAACGTGTCAGAAGCTGGATTGGCTAGTATAGCTTTTAATGATAGTGGATTTAAGAGTCAATATTATTTAGTTAAAATTGATGTAGAAGATTAAAAAATGGAATAAATATGAAAATAAATAAAAATACACAAAAATACTATGGTTTGTTTTACAAGAGTCACGGTGAGTGGATTGGCCCGTGGTTTCAAGAAATTCTTACAAAGAAACAAATAAGAGAAGAACTACCCGGACTCAGACGTGTTCTGAAATCCAAAGTCATTGCTAAAAAAGTTAAGTTCGTGTAATTATGGATTTCTTGGTTGAATATAGTAAACCCCTCAAAAAAGACCATTCATTGTGGGTGGAAAAATATAGACCATCCACAATGGATGAATATATTGGGAATGAAAGTGTTAAAGAGAAAATCAATCAATATATTCAGAAGAATGACATTCCGCATATTCTTTTATTTGGCCCTGCTGGAACAGGTAAAACTTCACTGGCTAAGCTTCTAACAAAAAATATTAATTGTGATTATCTTTATATTAATGCTTCAGACCAAAATGGAGTTGAAGATGTAAGAATCCAAATGAAGAATTATGCTTCTTCAGCAGGGTTTAAGCCTCTTAAAGTTATTATTCTTGATGAAGCTGATAGATTAACTGCTGATGCTCAAGGTGTTCTTAGAAATATGCTGGAGACTTATTCAGCTCATACAAGATTTATTC